GGTATAAGAGGTAAATATTAAACTCCGCAGCACGAAGTATTAGGAATTCCCGGTCTGCAGTAGTTGCAAACGCTTGTTTCAGAATCACATCGGCTAGGATATATAATTCTGCAAACTCAACGCTTGCCGGAGCTGTAGCATCGTATATAACACTACCTTCGCGCCGATCGAATTCATCTTTAACTCTATCGAGCATTCGTTTTTCAATTCGATTGGCCGTCATATGCTCATACAATACCTTTCACCCCTTTCTTGATTTTTTGTAGCGTACCATAGATGGTATCTACATCAAACTCAACCATGACGTCGCCACCTTCGTGGCTAAAATCAAAGTTGTATACTTTAGTTATTCTGTCGTCATTCAGTAAAGCCTCTTCTATGCGTCGCTGTAACTCAGCGTACACATACGGAATTGGCTGACCGAATAAGTCCTGTAATTCGATGCCATAATTCCAACTGTAAATAATATATTGGTACCGCTCCGTATTGATGATTTTATAAATTGCTTGCTCCATAGCTCGCAATCTATCTGCATAACCTCTAATTTGGCTATCCGTTCTAAAATCTACGTCATACGTATGCGAAGGTTCAATATAATTCACTGTATCAGGAATAAGGGCATCGTTACTTTGTTTTGGTAATAGTAAATTATCTGCCATTACTTAGTCGTGCACCCCCTATTCGGGTTATACCAACGGTCTAACGCTATGTAACGCTGTCCGCCGGTTTCCTTCAACATAATGACTTTGTCGCCCATGACTAATTGGTTATGAACGAGATACTTCTTACGGCCTTTGTACTCATGGTTATGGCTTGCGTATTCAGCCATACCGCCGCCACCTGCTCGGTTTTCTGTAACATGATCAACGCTCATCTCCATAGTCCATTCACAGGTGTTTTTGGTAAGAATAATATTCTCTTCAGGTACGGTTAGCTTAGGGTCAATCTTAATAGCAAGCGGTGATACACTGACAACTTCGCCGACGATTACTTCCATAGGTTCGCCATTCGATATAACGGTGCTCGCTATTTCTTTAATCGTATTAACGATTTTCATGTACTCGCTATCCATTATTTAGCCCCCATTCGAATAATCTTAGTTGGCGCTTCATCATTATGCCATGCATAATTTGCGTTGCCATACTTCATAGCATATCCACGGCTAGAGGAGTTACCAAAGCACCCGCCTGCGCCATCAGCGATTACGACATGATCATCGTCGCCGTAAATCAATAAATCGCCTTTATTGGCATAGCCGTTAAACTGCTCGGTAACATAGCCTTTCGCTTCTAGGTTTTGGCGAAGTGTAGGAACAGATGCCGTCCCTTTGTCATATTCTGCTTTCAAATCAGAATTGTACCAAGACCCAGTAGCGCATACTGTGTCAGCGCACCCTACGCTACCATATTGAGATACTCGGCCGTCATTGGCGCTGAATGCGGTATCGACTTGACCTGCTGTACCACCCGCCCCGGTAGTGGCTGCGGAGCTTTTGGTCTTCTTAGCAGCTTCAATCTTCTTAACCGCTTCAGCATCTTCGTCTTTTGCAACTTCATAAGCTGCGTCATTATCAACGTATCGTAAATCTAAATCCATTCCGTGAAATCCTGTTTTAAACGTATGAGTAACAGAAGTTACCATCATGTAATTATTAACAATCATATCGCCAAAGTTTCGATTGATGTACACCAAGGATCCACCGCGCACACGCACATCGCCAATGACATTTTTCAACTTAATCTCACGGCTTTTCTTGTTTTTGTGAGCCATGATTGCCTTGGCTTGCGCTACTGCATTGATGTCCTTTTCTTTAGGAATGAGCAGATATTGTAATCTGCCCCATTTCTCGATGTTCTTATCGTCTTTGGCTATGAAAGTGTTCTCCAACTTACTTGATGCACCATTTGGGACTGTACGGACGATTTTTACATAGTTGTATGTTTCCTTGTCTATGGAAGTCGTGTATTGCACATCTTCCATGCACTCATCATCAATGTAAATATCCGTTTTCATAGTCTCAAACGATGCTAGCCGTAACTCGCCCGCATCATCGTACAAATGATAGAACGCATGATTAGGCGTGTATATGGCCGTTTTATCGAGTAGTTGGCATATCATTTCTTGCAATGACTTATCTTTGAATATGGTTTGCGGTTTCTCCGGGGTTTTCCATACGGTATCATCCATGTATCCGCATTTCAATCCAAAGTCATCGGCTACCATTTTGATGAATTCAGTCGCAGTCATAGCTCCGATAACATAGCAGTCTTTATTCTTGAGATAGCGTATCTGATCATAGCAAGTAACTGATATAGAATTCTTGCCGTCACGCTGTTTTTCAAAGACATACCCAAAGAACACCGCTCCTCCGTTTAAAGTGAACTTGACGGTATCACCTTCTTCAAAATTAAGGTTAGGGTCTTTAGGTACTTTGAACGTCATCTTACTCGGAACACAATCAACTGCTCTCGTAATTTGTACGCCGTCTTCAGGTCCTATGAGCCACAAATCACCAGTGCTTTTGTTTCTGATGGTTAGCTCATAGTGAAGTTGAGTAGGCATGGGTAACGGAATGATAGTGCCATTGATTTGAGATTTTTCGACGGTTTTCTTTTCATCTATAGCCATTCGTTATTACCCTCACGTTTAAGCTGGACGATTTGGCCAACCCCCAAGATAGCAGGAACAGCGATTTTGTTAAGCGCAGCAATTTGGAATAGGTTATCAGTATTGCCTAGTTGCTTCTTAACGATTTGCTGTAAAGTCTGCCCTTTTGATACCTTAGCAGTTGATGCGGCCGCCTTGCCGTCAGTTGGACGGTCCGACTTAACGCTACCTTTTGCAGTTCCGTCTTTGTCGGTCTTCACTTCAATTCGTTTAGCACCCCAAGGCTTCCACTGTTTCAATGTAACACTAGCATACGAGTCAAAGCCGTTATCTGCATCTTCTTCTATGACGTAGTTTTCAAGCGTACACTTCATGTTAGTCATAGCTAGCATCTGTCCGCCTGGTTTCATTCGAACTACGATAAATTGGAAGGTCGTCTTTGTAGTTTTAAGCTTTTCGAGTTCATCGATGTAGTACTTAGCCTTCTTAGACTTAAAGACCAAGGACTCATTAAATGGATAATCGGAGTTAGGCAATAAGAATTTAAAAGCAATATCAGTAAGCCCTGCGGGTTTAATAACGTTAACTTCGCCTTTCCCCAATAGTTCCATTGTTTCGTTCTTGCCATTGATAGTAGTGGTTAATTCTTTAGGGGGAATCGGTATCTGCATCGTCCCCATATAGAAGTAATACATTTAGATTCCCTCCCTTTGAATTGCAAACGCATCTTTCAAGCCTTTCGAGATTTGACTTGTAAAGCCATCTAGGTCAGTTCCATTGTTAATTTCCACATCGTTATTCATTTGGATGTGAATCACATTGGCATCTTGCCATTTCTTCAATGACTTATCGATAGCGCTTTCACGGAGTGCCTTAATTTCCTCATTTGTCATGTCGATAGACTTGGCAATCTTGCCTGTGTTCTTGGCAGTCTTACCTGTATTTTTCTTAGTCTTATCGGCCGCATCATGATCGGCGCCTGGAGTAATTTTGCTAGCGTCAAACTCTTGAGGAGTTTTAACGCCAGGCATGTTAGGCATTAAATCACCTAGGCTAAGGTTAGCCCCAATGTTATAGCCTTCCCCGAAAGCCCCTGTAACACTAGAATAATCCATCTTACCCATGACGGTAGTTTCACCGCCGGCAATCTCGAACCGCTCTAATACACCAGTAGACCCACCTACTTTATCGATATTTACACCAGGAATTTTATTAATCGCATCGATAATATCGTTAATTCTAGCTTTCACGAATTGCCAAATACCATTCCATATATCGATAAACAAGTTAGCGACTGCATGTAATGGGTCCTTGAATACGTTGGCCAAGAAATTAACAAATGCTGCGATAATGTTCCATCCCAATGCGAACACATTGAAAATAGCGGAACCGAACGCCCAAAAAGCACCTACTACGATTCCTAGTACGCTAATATTCGCATCACAGAAATAGTTAATAGCTTCTACAGCTAAGTAGATTATGACTATAACTGCAACAATCAAACCGATTACCCATGTTAACGGACACGCATATAATGCGGCGTTCAATCCTTCTTGAGCTACAATCAATGCTAACAGAGCAGCAGTTTCCGCCCAATCGGCTACGGCTTTAATCGCCATAGCACCTGCAGCGAGAATCGTTCTTCCGGCTGCTATACCGGCTTGAATTGCGTAGAACGCCATAACGCCACCCAGTATTATCATTGCTGTATACATGATAGACGAGTGTTGTTTAACAAAGTTAGATAGCGTGTTAAATGCCCATACTGCAGTATTAATCGTTTCACCGATAACACCTACGAGCCAATAGAATACCGGTGCTACCATTTGGATGGCCCCCGTTACGTTATCTACTAACTCACGGATACCCTCGCTATTAGCAAGGTCGGATATTCGTTGGAACACCGGCTCGAACGCCCGAATAGCTTTATTCTTAATCGACTGCATATGATCGCCCCAAGTTTTAGGAAGCGATTCAAACTGCTTTTCAATCTCAGGCAAGTTATTCATAATAGCGTTTTTAATTACTTCAGCAGTAATCTTGCCTTCAGAGGCTAGCTTCTTAAGTTCGCCGCGGGATACGCCCATAGATTTAGCAATGATGTTTTCAATCATAGGCGCGTTTTCAGCGATAGACCGGAACTCGTCACCTTGTAATTGACCAGATGCTAGACCTTGCGTTAACTGAAGCATGGCGTTCTTTTGTGCTTCTTTCGATGCACCGCCAATAGCGAATACCTTTTGGATACCTTCCATAAATTCTACGGCTTTTCTTGGGTCCGGGAACGCATCGTGCGCGGATTGAGATACTTGGATTACGGCGTCCGCCATTTCCAAATACCCGCCTCTTGCACGCTGTGCGGATTCAAATATCTGCTTATTTAGGTAAATAGCGTTTTCCTGGCTACCAGCTACCAATTTAAGGCGAGCTTGTACCTGCGCCCATTCAGTAGCAGTATCTTGGATTGATTCAATAGCACCTTTTATAGCGCCAATGCCATTCATTACTGTACTAGCCAACAGGTTACCGGCAAAGCTGTTCATGATACCGCCCATGCTAGCTTTTAGTGTTTCACTAGCGTTCGATACCCCGTTCATCTTATTATGTAGCGTGTTCATGGATTGATAGGCTTTAGTTGTTGCGTTTGCGGCTGCGTTCATAGCATTAGGAATATTAGTAGAGAGGCTTATATAGTTAGAAAGTGTAGCCATTCATTACCCCCTTTTTGCCTTATTCATTTCATCTTGCTCATCTTTAGCATGTTGCTGAATAAAGGCAATTACTACAGCCTTTTCATTCATGTCCATATCCGCAAAAACAGAAGGTCGCATATGGTATTTAACAAATGCCAAATATGCGAACATCGTTTCTGTTTCATTGGATTCTAGGAGTTTTTTACTTCTTTTACCTTATCTTCCATGCCTACATCATAGCCTTGGGCTTCTGTTACTGCTGCCAAAAGGTCTGCATATTCACCTGGTGTGAGCATTGCTTTTACAAGCTCAACCGGTTCAGTTACGCCCCAGCTATCTTGAAGTTCCGCATCATAAAGATTAGGGTAAGTGATTGCCTTAGATAGCACATCTTCGTTGTATGCAGTCGCGTCGAAGCGTTCTTCAGATTGACGAGTGATGCGGTCAGTAATGCGTTTAGTGTATTTCTTACGCATTTTTTCTGTTTCGTCTGTAGCTAATGTTTTAATCTTCCACGCTACTGGCTCACCATTCACTTTGATACGTTTAGATGCTACGTATTCAGTCTCATTGACTACATCAACGTTTTGTTTAAGGAATGCGCTTAAATTTTCAGCCATTGTAAAAACCTCCTAAAAAAAGGGAGCAAGCACTAGGCTTGCATCCCGTCTAATTCATTAAAGTGTTGAACGTATTTAACACCTTCATAAGTGAAGTTGTGTTCTTGCTCGATGTATTTGCCTTCAGCGTCGAATTCGGCTGCTGTTAATTCATCAAGGTTCACGCCTTTTAGAATTACAGAACGGCGACCTGCTTTAGAAGTTGGATCGTTGTTAACTACTTGCATATCAAAGTATGTATCCACACCGGTTTTCAAGTATTTTTCAACCATCTTATCAAATAAAGCTGTGTTGTGGTAAATCGTTAAGCTGCCGCTGTATTCTACGGAGGTAGACTTATTACCCGCACCGATACGGCCCAAGATTGCCACTTTTTCTTTATTCTTTTTAATTTTTGCGCTAAGTTTCTTAGCTTGAAACAGTAAATATCTATTACCGTTCTCTACGATATAGCAAGACGCTAATTTAGAAGAAACAACGTCAGCTGCATCCATCGTTTTCAATGCATCTAAAATTTCATTTTCCATGCGTTATCCTCCTAGGCTACTACAACAGTCATGTACAATTTTTCCATAGCCACAGTTGGCTGTAATTGTACGTTAACCAATACATCTTCCTTGTTATCACCTTGCGTAGGTACTGGGATATCCTTATCATCGAAGTTTTGGATAGCACGTACTTTTTGGTACTGCTCAGCAAGATATACAAGGTCGCCCCATAAGGACTCACGACCAGCTTGGTCATTAGGGGATTTATCAAGATGCGTTTTATTGAACAATCTAGCGCCGTCAACTGCCCAGTTATCCAATACACGAATGACTTGGTTAAGGGAGAAGTCGCGGTTTTTAGCTTTACTGAATTCAGTAAATGTGTTGATGTCTTTCAATACACGTACGTCGCCTTGGATATTACCACCAACGGAGTCAGTGACATTGTGGAACATAAACATACCATCTTTGATAGCTTGTTCGAGTTCGAACTGTTTGTACTTAACGTTTACTGCGTATTCGCCGTCGTAGATCATGTTGCCTACTGTAGCATTGATATTGCAAGATGCTTCTTGACCTAATGTCCAGTACACCAAAGAGCCTCTTTCGGCACCTTCATCGGTTACGTCATTAAGGATGGAGATAACACCTTCATAGTTGACCCCAGTCTTACCATGAATCACTAATTGGAATTTAGCGCCACTTTGTTCACGGCAACGTTTAGTAAATGCAATAAGCAAGTTCTTAATTGTGTCGTCCGCACCAGCGTAACCCAACGTATTGAAGTAGTAAGGTTCAAGCATATCAATGCCGTCTTGGTAGTTCTTAACGGTGATTGTGGAGCCGTTAGTACCACCGGATAGTGCAGTATAAGCTGTAGTAGTTAATGCGCCAGTTTTAGTGAATACGATGTAATCGTTATCTTGCAGTTCTGTCGCATTCTTCAAGTTCTTTTGAATATCTACTGCTTTACGAACATCACCTGTAGTGAGGTAAGTAGTTACGATAAATTTACCTGTGTTATCTGGATCAGCTTGAACAGATACACCCAAATCGTTACCACGAATACCCTTATATTTTGCTTTGCCGATTGTGCTTGTAGCTTGCGCACCATCAGAGTTTAAGCGGTAGAAGTATCCAGTTTTCAAACCACGGAACAAGTCACGTAAGCCCTTCATTTTGTCATGGCCGTAGTCATAACCAAAGTATTTTTGACAATCCTTTTGGAATGTGTCGTTATCTACACGGAACACTTCGCCACTTGGGCCCCAATCAAAGGAGAGCATCATCGCACCAAAGCCACGGTCAGATACTTCCGCATATGCTCGGTCTTTGGATACGAAGTTAATATAAGTACCTGGCAATACTTTATTGTGGAATAAGAATGTGCCACCACCTAATGCCATATTTCACTAACCTTTCACAGGCGTTGTTAATGCCTGATTTAAAATTCTATCAATATCGCTTTCCGTATACATTTCATCTTCATTAAGAAGGCACGTAAGTAAATCACGATACCGTCTGTATTTGTCAGATGCAATGATAGCGTAAGCATCAAATTGTTGTTCAGTCGTTACTTCAACTGTTTCTTTTTCATCTGCCATCTTTTACCCTTTCCGTTAATTCCATGTGCTTCATACGTTCGATAGGTTTGGCCACTTTTCGTAGTATGTTTTCATACGTTACGAAGAAGTGCAGCACGCCATCTGAAATCTTGTACTTCATACCCGTGCCCATAATTGTACGTTCCCCAACTTGTACAAATTCAAGCAGTAGGTACAGCACACTAGGAATATCAATGAGTTTTCGCGTATCAGTAACCACATCAAGATTATTGGCGTAATACATGATGTCTAAATCCAAAGAAGTGTTATAAAGATCACCGACATGTCTCCCCATACTAGGTTCAATCACCTTGATATATGCGCAAGGGAATGTCATATTATTTTCTTTGAATTCTAGGTATATAGGCACGTTAAGTGCCGTATGTACGGCTTTAGATACAGCTGTTAATACATCAGAATCCACCATGCTTTTCAATCCATTTCTTTAATGTAATTTCCATAATACGTTTAGCGTTTTTACTGAGTGCCTTTTCAGCTTTTTCGTGCATGTACGCACCGTCTACCCAAGGCTTTTTCAGTCTACCGCCTTGCATAACTCCGCCTTTAGATTGGCCTATCCACGGAAGAAATCTCCCAACTTCTTGCCGATGGCCATCATTAAGGAACGAGGCGTAGGAGGATGTGTTAAACACCTCAACCCGTCCGGTTTTTTCGTTCAGTTGATATTTACCAACACTCCACGATTGGCGGGTATGCTCACTATCAAAATACTTTGTTTGTACTTTGCCGTTTTGCATGAATTTAACCGATCGTTTGCCTACAGGTGTGTTCAATTTAGCTTCACGCACATACACGCTGGCCATTTCCTTCACAACTTGCTTGTTGAAATTCTGAAGGCTACCTGATTGACTCAGTTTAACCAAGCTACGATTAAATTCAGCAAATTCGCCCATATCAAATTCAACACCCATGTCAATGCACCTCTAAATTTTCGAGTTGCACCTCTTGATGTGTGTCATATCGTGCAGAAATCGAGGCACTGCGAAAAAGTTGCTTCGTATTTCGCCCTATAAGCTCGATTCGAGCCCCATTAGGTATGATTACCTCCGGAGCGGCGAAAAGTACCGTGGTGGTACTAAATTTTGCAATCTCAGCGTTTTGACCTGTAGAGAGAGTTTTATAGCTAATTCTACAAGCAAAAGGGCCCTCTCTACTGGCAGTTTTACTCATAATTCCAGTATCGGGGTCCATTGCATCCACTTCGGAGATAACATAACACGTACAATCGTATAATCGTTCTAACTGCTTTCTAGCAGCATCTACCATCTTAGCCGTCGGAAGCATGCTAGGTCACCCCTTCCATATCCACTCAAAGCGGTGGCCAATTCTTGGAGACGGGACGCCTTGTCTGTTCCTTTAAATTGGACTTCAGTATCGCCCATTTTAATGGAACTTGCCATTTCTCCGTCAGCTTCAATCAATTTGTTTTTGTTTGTGGTGATATAGCTGCCGATTACACGATATACGAGAACGTGCTGTAGTTCGCTAGGTAATTCCTTCTGATTGATATCATTGAGGATATGTTGCGTTTCCGCATCAATCATATACTCAATGATATTTATATCAGAAATTGCATCATACCCGAGCCACGATTCAAGAATTTGTAAAACTGTCTCTTTCGTGGTCATACTATTCACCTACTATTTTTTGAATGTAGCTTTTACAACTTTGGATTGGTTAGTCAATGCAACAACGTAGTGTTCGTTAGCAACGAATTTGTCTAGGCCTTTTTCAGGAACACGATCATATTCAACAATAACATCACGTTTAATGTAAATTGTTACAGCTGGTAATACAGGTGTACCATCTTCGACTTCTGCAGTTACACCAACGATGAAGTTATCAACAGTTGCGCCTGTGTCATTGATGCGGCGAGATGTTACAACACGACAGCCGGCAATCATACCGATTTCACCAGTCATCATAACGTCGTTACCGTATTTTGTTTTATCAATGAAGTTAGCATCTTTACGAAGAGCTGTAATTTGAGAAGGTGCTACGAACAAATATTTTTCAACGTAGTCTTCTTCGTTCAATTTATCTACTGCGTTAACGACACCTTCATAGGAAATAACTTTAGTATCTGTTGTTGTAAGAGTAGCACCGCCGAGAGCTGTTACTACATCTTGGTCGATTTTAGAAGCCAAGGACAAACGTAATTGATGTGTAGCTTCGCCTACTGGGTCGCCATAACCGGACAATTTAGCTTCGTCTGTGATATCAACGCGTTTCATTGCTTTTTTAATCTTAGCTTTAGCGACGGATGTGGACATTTGAGTTGCAGATACTTCTACGCCTTCTGCGATGTCTTCCGCATCACCAATGTAACCCCATGCTGGGATAGTGATTTCGTTACCAGGCACGCCTGCCAATTTGTTATCGATTTTAGCGATAGAAGTAAATTTAATAGCTTTTGGTAATCCTGCGGATACCATGTCCGCCATTACTTGAGGGTTAACTACATTAGCAGTTTGCGTAGGACCTGCTGCGAATGTTTGTAAATTAAAAGAGAATTGTTTATTCATTAGCGTTTCCTCCTGTTAATGAATGGTAAAGATCAATATCGTTTGCGAATAACTCCGCCCGTTGAGAGTACGTCATTTTAGCGAAGTCTTCTTTAGTTACTGCGCCGCTTGGTGCTTTACCGCCAGGGTTACCAGGCGCTACACCTTTAGGAGCGGACGCTTCCCCAAATAAATAAGGATTAGCTTTGGCAACTTCAGCAAGTTGTTCATCTAATCCTTTGATTTTGCCGTCCTTCACCTTTGCATCGGTTAAATCCAATAGCGCACGGACTGCAACGTTGTTTTTAGCTTTTGCGTTGGACAATGCTACGTTTACAATATTGTCGATTTCAAGTTGTGCGATTTTACCCTCGTATTCAGCTTTACGAGTTTCAGCATCAGCTTTCATCGTTTCAATTTGTTTCGCAAGCTCCGCATTATCCGCATTAGATTTTTTGAGGTTATCAATTTCGCTATTAAGAGTCGTGAGTTCTCCTTTTACGGATTTGAGTTCCTCATTTTTAGCATTGAATTGATCCTTAGACACATAATTCTTGCCATAGTCCTCAACGACCTTAGCAGTCTGTTCTTCAGTTAATCCTAGTGCTAACAATTCTTCCTTAGTCATAGTGACCTCCTTAAAAAATACCCATTTCGCTTTATTTTCGTGAGCCACACCTCA